TCTTCTTTGACATCTTTCTTTTCAGATTTTTTAATCATTTTAGAAATGAGTTTTTTGTCTTGTGCTACATCCATATGTTTTGCTGATTTTGCAGGTGCTTTCTTTTTCATGATTAGCTTCCAGGATAAGTTTCAGAATATATATAATTACGCTCTTCGCTTAAAATTTCAACCATTGATGCCAAGCCTAAATCAGAAACACCCATCAGGGCTGTAGATTGCTCAATGACTTCCATTTCTGGTTCAAAATAATCAAATATCACAAGCGCAATTGCTCGTTCAAACATGCCATTTGGTTTCCATATCCACCAATTAGCAACAGGCTGTACTTCCGTTACGCGTGGCAATACAACATCAGAGCCGCTTTCGTCTTTGAGCAAAGTCTTCATCACTCTTTCCTAAAGAGTTCAGAAACAATTTTGCTTCTTTCATCTTTAGATGCGCCATTTGTAACTTTATACATGGTTTGCATGATTTCGCTTCTTGTATAACCATCACGCTTCATTTTTTCCACGCCACCAGGTTGGGTAATGTGATGTTCAGTGATTTTATATTTGCTCATTTTCTTCCGCTCCTTGCATTAAATCTTTTAATTCTTTATTCATTTTCAAGCCGTGCGCCTGAGCGCGTTGTTGCACTTCAGCTAGTTTTGCCGCCGACTCCAGCGCATGTACTTCAAGGCTTGTTTGTGACTCTTCCAAACGCACAGCACTATCAATTTGAGCTTGCGATATTTTTGCTTCGGCTTCAAGTATTTTTGCATCAGCTAATTCTTTTTCTGTAGCTAAGCGAGCCAATTCAAACTGATTTTCAATTTGATTTTGTTGTACATCAGATTGAGCTTTAATCATTTCAGCTTGCGCACGAATCATTTGTGGGTTCTGCGACATAGCTTCTTGCTGCATTTGCATGGCCTGTTGTTGCTGCTGAGCTTGCTCTTGTAAATATGGGTCGATTGATTCTTGTAATCTATCCGCGCCATAAATGGTTAGGTTAGATACTAAGATTTTAAGGCCCTGGGGACTATTCATAAACTGGCCAAACTGAGGGCTTGCTTGCATGAGTGCAACTATTTGCTCAAGCGCTTTATTTTTTTGTATTTGGAAGTTTACGCCTGCATCAATGTTGACTTTGACTGCGCGGTCTTTGTAATCAAGAACTGGCTTACCTTCCATATTAATTTCTTGATAAGACTGTTCGCCATTACTGTCAATTAGAGGAATTGTGCGCTTGCCAACTAAATATTTAGGCATTAAGTCAACAATAATATTTCCGATTTGTGTTAAACCCTGTAAGTAACCGACAATATAAGGCATTGCGGCAGAGTTTCCTTGAGATGCTGTTTCAATAACAGCTTTCCCAGACAGTCTTGTGTCGTCTCGACCGAGATTAGAAGCGTAAGAACCCAAGATAGTTTGGGTAGTGGGGTCGGTGACTTGGAATGCACCCATGATTTCAGGTGGTGCGCCTTGATTAACCACTTCCCTAATAGGTTGCGGAATTGCTTTGTTAGGATCGTTTTCATAAAACGCATTCACTACAATTGTATTGGCTTTTTGAATATCAGTTAGTGCCTCAATGTAATCGTCTTCCTGGGGAATAGCTTCCTTCATCACAATAAACTTAGATTGTATTTGGTTTTCTAAGTAGTTTGCTAAACTAATACCTGCGAAGTTTTTGAGGTCTTGAATACCTTTGGCGTGATAAACGTAAGGGCGCGTCATTTGGTAAGTTGTATTTGATGTACCTTGGGTCAAATTGATTGAATTGCCATCAACAAATACATAAGGCAAAAAAGTATAATCTGTTTCTTCATATTCGAGCACTTGGTTTTCAATCAAACGATATCGGCAAACTGTTTCAAGTTCTGTCCAACGCGGCTTTCCCATTACAATTGGCAGCTGTTCAATGAAATTCATTTCTTCCCAATATGCTTGCATTCGCTCATAATCTTTGACTGTCATAACTCGACCATCAGCAAGCCTTACAATGCGAGTACGTCTTTTCTTTTTCTCGAAATAGTCGACAACAAGAATAAGTTTTTTGCCCATGGCATCTTTATATGACCAATTAAACCCCTCAAAGTCCCTTTCGTAATTGATTCCTTTAAGTTCTACATCGGGGTAGTCGCGTTCAAAATCTTTTACATCCATAGGAAAAACTTCAAAGCAATATTGGCCATCACCTTTATGTGACGCACGCGCTGCTGGATCAAATCCGCATAAGGTTGGGTCGAAAACTCGTGATAAATAAATTTGTTGATTGAAGCTCATAGGGCTTGAATAGTCAGTCCAAACCTTAGCTACTGAATAACCACCAGATAATAAGTCTTTATAAATCTCATAACTGAAAGAATCTTTATCAGCTTGATGAAGGATGTGTCTAATATGGCCTTCGACCACATTTAAAACTTCATAAGGTATAGGGACGCCTTCAGCGGGGGTCACACAAATACTTGGCTCTTGTTGTGCGAATTCACCGAGAAGACGTGATATGTAAGCTTCTAAAATATTAAACTCAAGCACAGGACGATGCAACTGCATCATAGCTGCTTTTTGCTGCTCAGTTATAGATTCTTTAAAAATATATTTTCGAAACTCGTGAAATCTTTTATAGTTATCTTGAAAATATTTATAAGACGTAGAAACATCTTCTTTAATGCGTGCTAGTTTATCTGATGCACTTTTAGCTACTGTTACCATAAAGCTGTCCCTTAGCGTTGAGCAACGTTCTTTGTTTACCCATAATCTTACCAGCAGTTTGGCTTGTTTTGCTACTATTTGTTATTTGAGAAATTGGCAACGCAAATGTGAGACATAAACTATCTGCTGTGTCGCTCGAACGAATGCCTCTTTTTTTCATTTCATCTTTCTTTTCCATGACTAATCTGGAATTGCTATCAATGCGGTAACGTGTTCCGCAAATGTCAGAATGGAGTTCATCAGAGTCAGGTATTTGACAAGGCTCATCTTCAAGCCAGGATTTAAGTTCGCCCCACATTTCAGACCGCTTATTACTGTATTTACGACCATCAAGCGGTGTTGAGCCAGCATTAATGCCGACGACGATATGCCCATGCCCTAATTCCTTCAGTCTGTCTACAACTCCTGCGCCAAGACCGCCAACATCTACAAAAACTTTGGCAGGTTGCTCGTTGACGATAATCTGATTGACAATTCCGACAAGCTCCATTGTGTCCTTTTTGACATAAGTCTCAAGACCATACGCCTTACGTCCTTTGCGTCTGATAATTGCTGATCTATCAGCGCCAAAGCGAGCAGGGTCAACACCGACAACAAGATGCCCGTAATCGTCCACTTGGATTGTTTTGCGAGCACGCAAGACAAGCTCATTAGCGACATAACTATCTTCACCAGTAAGTTGAAATGCCTCAGCGCTATTGCAAGGATACTCTTGCATAAATGATTTAATGCCATCAGTGCCATTAACACTAAATTCGGCTATCTTGTTTCTGCGCCAAGCAATTTGATTTAATGTCAATCTATATTGACGCATCAATTCTTCTTCGTCAACTGTCAATGTAAACCCGTGATGAGGTGTTGCTTGATATTCATCTTGCCAAAACCACGGCACAAAGATTGCAATGTATTCTGATTCGCCAGCCTCTGCTTTTTGCCATTGTTGATGAAAAAAATTCCCTACCCCATTTGCTGTAGACTCAAGCACAATTTCCGTATTTGCTGCGTTAGGAACTGCTTGAAAGATACCTTTCGCGTGTTCGCTGGCATGGTTCCAAAATGCAACTTCAGAACCATGTAGAAGCTGGATTGTCGCCGAGCGACCGACACTTTGATTTTCGGCAGTACCCAATTTGTATCCGCTATCGAGCTTTCCGAAAATAAGTTCTTTTGCATTCGATGTGGTAACGGACGGTTTAAGTAATTCTGGTGTATTTTCATAATATCGTTGCGCCATTTTGTAAAGGTTGTTAGTTGCATCTAAGGCGTGAGTCAAAATAAATGCTTGTGTACCAAAGCGATGTATAACTTGATGGTAATATCTTGCGCCTACATAAGTGGAGCATCCTTGTTGACGCCCTTTCAATATTAATGCACGAACTTTGCCTGTTAAATTGCGCTGCTCTTCTAACTTAGCATGTATGTATAATTGCGCCCGATTTAATGTAAACGGTAGAATCTGCCCTTCTTTTGTGCGAATCTTGAGGCATTTTGAGGCAAAATGAGGGAAATCATCTTTCAATTTTTGTCTAATTAATTTTTCGCGTTCAGATAATTTTGTCATAAAGGATAGCTATGGGAATAAAACTTGATATTAGTGAAGATTATACAATTGGTCAAATCACATTTGACTGTCAAAGTATAGATGACGTTCGCAAAATTGGTGATATACTCAGCATCATAGGATTTAACATGCGTTTTGCAAATATAGCATTTAGGGAGAAAACTGTGCCAAAAGAATTAAATTTGATGTTATTAAAAATGGACCATTATTTATACGAACTACAAGATTATGTGAAACAAATACATTCACTTTATAAAACTCAAAATTTAGAAATGCCGTCAAATGTTGAATTTGTATTAACGCAATTTCAAGAAAATAAACTTCCTGCGATGCGAAGATACATTGAAGATATTTCGCCAGCCGACAAAGGGGATGCTGTAACCCTTTTAGATTTTCAATACGAACTTAGTTTGATGTTGCTCAAGGAATTTGAAGACTATGTAGATAGAATTGGGTCTCATCTAGCTAGCAATAAAAAAGAAGAAACTGAAAAGTTACGCAGATTAGTAAACTTCCGCTATGTTCAAGAAATACGTCAAATTATCCATGATGCTAAACGATTAAATATGTTGAGGTCTTATGAGTAACGTAAATCACCCGAAACACTATTCGCTTGATATTCATTGCGAATGCGGTAAAAACATAGAATGCTTAGATATTGTAAAAAACTTACCATTTGTTGATGGCAACATAATTAAATATGTTTGGCGCTGGAGACAAAAAAACGGCGTTGAAGATTTATTAAAAGCTAAGTTTTATCTAAATGAACTCATTAAAAGTGCGCAAGAAACAAAATTAAAAATAAATCGAAGCACATCGGTATATGATTTAAATTTAAATCAGAGAACACGTAATTGCCTACTATCTGAAAAGATAAATACTATTGAAGACATAATGACATATTCAAAAAATCACCCACATAAGGGGGGATTAA